GTTCCAAAAAATACACATAGCAAAATGAGGGCCTACCTACAATAAGGAGGGGTGAAATGCGGTGACTAGGAAAGATATATCAAAAGTTAGAAGATTAAACAAAGAGGAAAAAAGACTCAAAAAAAGTTTTGAAAAGATACCTGATGACAAAATGAACATTGCTGATGGATTGATCCGTAGAGCTGCATTTATGAAAATTACATTAGAGGATTATGAAAAAGATTTAGATGAAGGTGGATATGTAGAATTATTTAGCCAGTCAGAAAAGTTAGAACCTTACGAAAGAGAAAGACCAGTGGCTCGCCTTTACAACAGCATGAATAAAAACTATCAATGTATTATAAAACAACTATCCGATTTATTACCTAAAGGAATTGCCCATGAAGTAGGTGATGGGTTCGATGAGTTCTAATTATATTTTTGAATATTATGAAGAGATTAAAACAAATAAAATTATTGTAAGTAGAAGGATTAAATTACTTTATAAAAAGTTAGTTGATGATTTAAATAACCTTACTGGTGATTATATATTTGATATTGAGAAGGCTGAGAGGCCTATTATTTTTATAGAAAAATATTGTAAACATAGCAAAGGAAAATGGGCAGGGCTTCCAGTTGTTTTGGAATTATGGGAGAAGGCATTCATTCAGGCTATATTTGGATTCGTAAATAAGGAAACTGATAAGAGAAAATATACTAAGGCTGAATTATTTGTAGCCAGGAAGAATGGTAAATCTCTTATTGCATCTTGTATAGCTTTATATATGCTTACAAAAGATGGTGAAGGAGGAGCTGAGTGTTATTCAATAGCTACTAAGAAAGACCAGGCTAAAATTATATGGCTTGAGGCTAAGCGAATGATTAAGAAAAGCCCTGCACTAAGTAAAAGATTGAAAACCTTAGTTGGTGAGATAGATTATGTAAAACAAGAAGCTATATTTAAACCTCTCGGATCAGACAGCGATACATTAGATGGTTTGAATCCAAGCTTCGTATGTGTTGATGAGCTTCACGCAATTAAGGACAAGAATTTGATTGATGTTATGTACGACGGTATGACGACGAGAGAACAACCTTTATTTTTAGAGACTACGACGATGGGAACGATTAGAGAAAACATCTTTGATATTGAATATGATTATGCGACTAGCATTATTGATGGATACGAAGATAAAAACTCGAGTTTTATTGATGAAAACTTAATTGCATTTATATATGAGCTAGACAAGAGAGAAGAATGGACAAATCCAAAGGCATGGGTAAAAGCTAATCCAGGCCTTGGAACAATAAAGGATTTAAAAAAGTTTGAAGCTAAAGTTGAGAGAGCAAAACAAAGACCTAGTGATGTTTCTAATTTGCTTTGTAAAGATTTCAACATCAGGGAGAATAGCTCAGAGTCCTGGCTTACTTTTGAGCAGGCAAACAATGAAACAAAATTTGATATAGCTTTATTAAAACCTCGGTATGGGATAGGCGGTGTAGATTTAAGTGATACTACGGACCTTTCAGCAGCTAAGGTTATTTTTATGCTTCCAGGTGATGACAATATTTATTGCATCAGTATGTATTGGCTACCAGCTGATTTAATGGACCGAAAAATTAAGGAAGATAAAATACCATATGACCTTTGGTATAAGCAAGGACATTTAAGACTAACTGAAGGTAATAGTGTTCATCCAAAATATATTACACAATGGTTTATTGAGGTACGTGATCAATTAGATATTTATTTACCCTATGTTGGTTATGATGCCTGGAGTGCTAAATATTGGGTAGAAGAAATGCAAACATTTTTTGGTAAGGAAGCATTGATACCAGTTAGGCAAGGTAAATTGACATTGAACTTACCGATGAAAAACCTAGGCTCTATGTTTGATAGTCATAAAGTTATATATAATAACAATCCACTCGATAAATGGTGCTTTTGTAACACCAGTATTGACTTAGATACTAAGAATGGTACTATACAACCGCACAAAGGGAGCAATAGAGCTAAAAGAATTGATGGGTTAGCTTGTTTATTAGATGCTTTTGTTGTGCTTGAAGAAAAAAGAAATGATTATCTTAACATGATTTAAGGAGGTGAGATAAAATATATGGGATTATTCCAAAATATATTTGGTGGTAAAACTTCCAATCCAACGACTACCAGATTTGAACTTATTAGTGATTATGGTAATGCGTTTTATGGTTGGGATGGCAAATTATATAAAAGTGATATTATACGTGCAGCCATACGACCAAAAGCACAAGCGATTGGTAAACTCAACCCGAAACATTTACTAAGTTATGGGGAAGTCTTTAAAATTAATCCACAGCCTTATTTAAGATTTCTTTTAGAAGAGCCTAATCAATACATGACAATGCAAGTAATGCTTGAAAAGGTAACAACACAATTTATGCTTAATAATAATGCTTTTATATATATTAAAAGAGATGACATGAACAATGTGAGTGAGTTATACCCTTTACCAGCAACAAATGTTGAAATGGTTCAAAATTCTAATAACAATTTGTTTTTAAAATTCACTTTTAATACAGGGCAACGAATGACAATACCTTATACTGACATAATTCATTTAAGGCGGGATTTCAACGATAGTGATTTCTTTGGTGAAGCTCCACAAGACGCTATAAAAAGTTTAATGGAGGTTGTAACAACTACAGACCAAGGAATTGTTAAGGCAATTAAAAATTCTATGGTCATCCGTTGGCTAATGAAATTTAAAAGTGTATTAAGACCTGAAGATAGAGAACTTGAAGTAGATACATTTGTTAAAACTTTTTTAAGTATTGATAAAGGCAAAGGTGTAGCTGCAACAGACCCAAAATATGATTTAGAACAAATCAAAAGTGAAAGTTTTATCCCCAATGCAGCGCAAATGGATAGAAGTGTTTTAAGATTATATAGCTTTTTTAATACTAATATCAAAATTATACAATGTCTTTATAGTGAAGATGAATGGAATGCTTATTTTGAAATGGAGATTGAGCCTTTATCAAAACAACTCTCAGGTGAGTTTACTAGAAAGTTATTTACTAGAAAAGAACGAGGATTTGGCAATTCAATTATCTTTGAAGCTAATAGTTTGCAATACGCTTCAATGACAACCAAATTAGCATTAGTTGCTATGGTAGATAGAGGAGCTCTTACTCCAAATGAATGGAGAGAGGTCCTTAATTTAGGACCAATTGAGGGTGGAGATATACCAATTAGAAGATTAGACACTGCTGTAGTTGATACAACTGTAGTAGATGCTAATGTAACTGACCCAATACCAATAGATAATACTGGAGGAGGTGGATAAACGTGAAAGAGAAAGAAATAAGACAATTAATTAATGAGAAAATTGAGGTTCGTGCAGCTGGCGATGGACAAAAGAAAACTATTGGTGGTTATGCAGTTAAATATAATTCACCAACTCTAATGCGGGATAGATGGGGTGATGAATTCCTAGAGGAAGTTTCTGCTGGTGCCTTTGATAAATCACTGCAAAATAGAAACCAAAAAGCATTATGGAATCATGAAAGTTCAAAACCATTAGGTAGTGTTTCCGCGAATACTCTAAGATTTAATCAAGATATTTCTGGATTAAATTACGATATAGATTTACCAAACAATTCTTACGGTAATGATGCCTTTGAAAGTGTTCAACGCGGGGATGTGGATGGAAGTAGCTTTGGTTTTATTTGTACAAATGATGTATGGTCAAAAATTCAATATGAAAGCAGAGAAGTTTATAAACGTAGTATTGTTGAGGCCCAATTATTTGAAGTAAGTCCATGCACCTTCCCTGCATATGAAAGTTCAGAAATAAGTTGCCGAAGTTTAGAAGAATTTAAAGAAACTATCAATAAGCAGAATGAGTTAAGACAAAGATTAATCATCCAATCATTGTTATAAAAATAAATTATAAAGGAGATAAAAAAATGAAACGATTGTTAGAAATAATTGCAAGAAAAACTGAAATCAGAAAATTACTTGAGGATCCTAAGGCAGACTTAGTTGCTCTTGAAAAAGAATTAAGAGATCTTAATGATGAAAAGGAATTAATTGAAAAAAGACAAAGACTTTTAAAAGAGGCAGAGGATATTAACAATGGTATTGACGGTGAAGTTATTGAAAGCATTATCGTTAACGAGAAAAAAGAAACTAAATCCAAACAAGACAAATATAATACTCCAGAATACCGCCAAGCTTTCATGGAATATACTTTAACTGGAAATGTTACTCCAGAACTCAGGGTAGATGCAACCACAAAGACAACTGATATTGGTGCAGTAATCCCTATGACAATTATGAATGAAGTTGTACAGAAATTAACATCCTTTGGTCAAGTTTATGCAAGAATTAGAAAGACTTCTTTTCCTGGCGGATTAAAAATTCCTACAGCAAGTGTAAAGCCAACTGCAATTTGGAAAACTGAAGGAACTCTCAGCGATAAACAAAAGAAAACTATCAGCACATATATTGAATTTAGCTATTACAAATTACAATGCAGAATGGCTACAAGTTTAGAGGCTGACACTGTAGCTTTACCAGTTTTTGAAGCAACTATTGCAGCTGATATGGCTGAAGCAATTGTAAAAGCATTAGAAACTGCAGTTATAAAAGGTAGCGGAGTAGGAGAACCAAAAGGTGTTACTATTCATACTGTAGAAATTCCAGCAACACAACAAATTACTGTTGCAGCGGCTGATATGCCAAGATGGGATAAATGGAAAAAGAATGTATTTGCACAAATCCCTTTGGCTTATGAAGGTAATGGTATTTTCTTAATGACAAAGCCTACATTTGAAACTTACATTGAAGGAATGGTAGATGCAGTTGGTCAACCAATAGCAAGAACAAATTATGGTATAACTGGTAGCCCAATTAGAAGATTTGGTGGTTATGAAGTTCTTTGTATTGAAGCCGGAGACCTTCCAAACTACGAAACAGCAGCAGTAACCGATATATTTGCAGTCTTTGTTGATTTAAGCGAATATATTTTAAACTCTAACCTCCAAATGACATCTAAGAGATATTTTGATGAAGTTACAGATGAATGGATTAACAAAA